TTACTTTATTTCGGCAGCCTTGACGGCGAGCGCATTCTTCAACATTTCCATCAGTTCGGCTTCTTTGTTTTTCAGCGCTTCGTTCTCTGCCCTCAGTCGCTTATTCTCTTCCTGCAATTCTTTATACCATTCAGAGGTGAAGACAGTCTTCTGCTCATCCGAATCGTACATGCGGGTCTTTAGCATAGAACCTTCGCCAGTGAGAAGCCACACGGTATTCAACTCTGGATACTGCAGAATAATCTTCTGCATCTTATCGTCCTTAATAGTGGCCTTAACGTTATTCACCCATCCATTCGATAACCCACAAATGCTTTCGAATTTACCTTGCCCAATGCCTAGGGACTTAATAAACTGGACTAATCGTTCTTTAGCGGTTTGATTTTCAGCCATTTGTAAAATAAATTAAAATATTACCGAAAATTCTTCGGTGAATATTTGGTTTTACCGAAGAATTTTCGGTATATTTGCGTTGTAATCAGTTACGAAACAAGTTACAAAACAAGTTTCAAGAACTGCAAAGGTACTAATAATTAATTAAACACCAAAGCATTATGGACACTTACACGTACACACTGGTGAAGTCGTTCAAGAACGGACGCACAGATTACTGGTATACAACCGCCAAATCGGAAGGCGAAGCCCTCCGCCATTTCGAGAAGAAGTTCTCACGCCACTGGCTCTGCGGTTGTGCGCTCTACCTCGGTGACGCCCTGTTCGAAGGCGCCGTATTTATAAACAACATCTAAGTATCTAACCCACTAACACTATAGCATTATGACACAAGAAGAATTTGAAGCACGCATCGGCCACCAGGTGGCTGCTGAAGAGTTCGACGCCTTCAACGAGGTATACATGAATTGCAAAATGGGCAAGGACGCCTTCTGCAAGGCTGTCCTGTGTGACCCAAAAGACCACGACCTCACCCGAAAGCTGATCTTCGACCTATCGGCCGGTGTGTCCCACTACAAGACTAGCAGGAACGATATTCTCGAATATGACAAACAGACCGGCGAGGATCTCGCCCGGAAGGCTCACGACTATGATGACGACGGCCTACGAGGGATGGCGAAAAAGCTCCTCGGACAACGCGACTATATAGTCTACTGCATTAGTAATGGTCTGGACCTCGATAATTATGACCGCAATTACATAATCGAACACCTGAGGGAGGACTGAGTCATGGAGCAGAACGCACTCAACTCGGAGACGTGGTTCGACGACGGCTACTGGGACGCTGCCGACAACTACAATAAGGCATACATCGAGGAGGTGGCCAAACACCTCGACAACGGAACATCCGCACCCGACGCCAGCCACATAAGGCTGGACGAGGGAGAGGCGGAATAAGGGAAAGCCCGGGAAAAGCCACCACGGGGCGGAAAAGCCTAGGAAAGGAGCCATTTAGATGTATTTGTGTAATGACAGGGGGTTCGAATCCCCGCCCGGGCACAGCAACGAAGATTTTTTCATTGTCATGTGTTTTAAGGCCGAGCCGCCCGCGAGGGCCGCAAAGCCCGCCCTGCCGAGAGAGGAGGGCGAGGTTAAGCAGACAGTTTAAGTTTAAGATTTAACAATTGGAAGCAGCGCCCAAGCCCCGCGAGGGGCGCAAGCGCGAAATGGGGGGAAGCCACCAACGGGGTGGGGACATCGGAGAGAAGGCAATGCCGGGCATTCCTAACGTCTCGCAGTCTAACAACTCATATTAACCCGGTAACCGTAATCCGGTGCTCTGGCCAACTGAAAGCGGTTCGAATCCGCAGACCCCCGCCATAGGTAGTAGTAAAATGATAGGAAGCGCCCAAACCGCGTGAGCGGTGCAAGCGCGAAATCGGGCAGGTAGGCAGAAGGTTCTGCCTCGGTGTGTCGGACAGAGTCAGGATTAAATGCTCGGAGGCTCTGTTACTAGGATCGCACACCGCTTCCACGGGGTTCGATTCCCCACCTGCCCGCTACTTGATTGTATTCCAGCCCGCGAGGGTCCTTCAGAGTGTTTTTAATGCTGATTTTACTGAGCCCCGCTTCGGGTAGGCGGGGCAACAAGGGCGGAAGAGCGCACGGGCGCAGGTAAGATTTGGTCAACTGAAAGCGGTTCGACTCCGCAGACGCCCACCAACAACTAAGACGACAAGCTTATGATAGAGCAAGACATTCAAAACATCCTCCAGCGGCTCGACAACATCGAGAGGCTTCTGCTGAAGCTGGAGAAAGCGGCGGCACCGCCTAAACCGCCATCGAAGTGGATGACCGTCAACGGAGCGGCGAAACAGCTCGGGCTGAGGAACGGCTACCAGATACGGAACCTCATCACAAAGAAAGTAATCGGGGTGGCCGACCTCGGAGGCAAGGGCATCTACGTGGACACGGAGAGCCTGTACCGATACCTTGAAGGACGGAGACGGCAGACACAGGAAGACGTCGGCAGGGAAACCGCCCAACACATTATCAACCATCTAAACGACTAACGCCATGGAAGACATCAGATACCGCGCCGCACTGGGCAACATCGTCAGCGAGATTGACCGGAGGTGCCACGAGCTGGTCCATCCCCTTCCGGACGACCACGACAAGGCCCTTAAACAGTTCGGCGCCATGCAACGCATACTCGAGCGCGCCTGCTTCGCCATCGTGAACCTGGACACAGGCTCCGGCAAGCTGGAGGACCTCGAAGCAGTGCAGGAGTTTATCAACCAAGAACGCATCAGAGAGTATGAAGACCAAAAAACAAGAAGAGAGGGAGCAGCGACATAAGGACATCGTAAGCCTCTACAAGGAACTAAACCAGGAAGGCGGAAGCCGAATGGCCATGTGGGAGGAACTGGAACAGCGGACCGGCTACAGCCGCCCGTGGCTCGTCAAGATCCTCACCCGAAACGGAGTAATTAACAAAAAAACATATAAGTATGGAGCTAAACGTAAAAGTAGAAATCGGGGCATCCAAAGAGTTGCTCGACACACTGCGGGGGCTGTTCGCCCTACTGCCTAACCACTGCCCCGGCGGACCGATGACGGTGACCGCCACGGAGATACAGCAGGCAGTGAAGCAGAAGGCACAGGAACCCGCCAAAGCAGAACAGACCGAACAGGCAGAACCCGCCGCCAAGACCGAAGCGCCAAAGGCACCAGCACTGCCCGGCAGTGAGGAATGCCGCAAGGCCATGAACAGCACCCGCGACAAGTTCGAGGGCGAGGGCTGGAAGGACAACACCGACAGCGAGGGCTACAAGAAGTACCACAAGGCTCTGACCAACTGGTTCAAGTACCTGGCAGGACAGTGCGGTGCTCCCGACCAGAAGCCAAGCTCGCTGACTGCCGACCAGCGCGCCACCTTCATCCACGACGTGGAGCACACCATTCTGGGCGAGGACGGCAACTTCGTGGTAGGTCCCAGTGCCGTTCTAAACAAGGAGGGCGAGTAATGGCACAGCACGCAATACTCAGCGCAAGCGGCAGCCACAGGTGGCTGCACTGCACACCCTCGGCACTGCTCGAGAAGGACGTGCCCGACAGCGGTTCGGACTACGCCCGTGAGGGAAGCCTCGCACACGCCTACTGCGCCAAGGCGCTAAAGGAGAACCTCGGCATCGGCACCAAGGGCGAGGACATCGAAATCGAGGAACTGCAGGACTACTTCACCGACGAGATGCCTGGACACGTGGAGACCTACACCGGCATCGTGCTCGGCAAGTTCGAGGAAGCCAAGAAGTCCACACCCGATGCGGTGCTGATGGTGGAACAGCGGCTCGACTTCAGCAAGTACATACCAGAAGGCTTCGGAACAGGCGACGCCATCATCGTGGCGGACGGCACGCTGGAAATCTGCGATTTCAAGTACGGCAAGGGTGTCGAGGTCAGCGCCATCGCCAACAGCCAGATGATGATCTACGCACTGGGCGCCTACGAGCGGTTCAGCGACGAATACCGCATCGAGCGTGTCCGCATGACCATCATACAGCCACGCATCGGCAACCTCAGCGAATACGAGCTCGAAATAGACCAACTACTCTACTGGGCGGGCCACGTGCTGACGCCGACCGCCAAGAAGGCCATCAAGGGCGAGGGCGAGCAGGTGGCAGGCGACTGGTGCCAGTTCTGCAAGGTCAAATGCCAGTGCAAGGCATTGGCCAAACGGTGCACGGAAGACTTCGACGCACTCCAGGAAAGCGGAACGACCGCGGAGCTCATGACCAACGACGACATCGCACGGCTGTTGCCTAAACTGTCCGACATCAAGAAATGGGCGGAGGCGGTTGGCGAATATGCGCTCGACAGGGCGCTGAAGGGCGACAAGTTCCCCGGCTACAAACTGGTGGAGGGACGGAGCATCCGCAAGATCATCGACGAGGAAGCGGCGGCTTCCAAGCTTACCGCCGAGGGCTTCGATGCCGACAACCTCTACAAGCCGAGAGCCCTGAAGGGCATCACCGACCTCGAGGGCATCGTTGGCAAGAAGAATCTCGCCACCCTGCTCGACGGCATCCTGGTGAAGCCACAGGGCAAGCCCGCCCTCGTGCCTGAGAGCGACAAGCGACCACCGCTGAACAGCAACTCAGCGGAAAGCGATTTTGAATCAATTAATAACTAAATACTAATCATTATGATGGATCCAATTATCAAAGACCAGACCAAGGTCATCTTCGGCCCATGCCGACTCAGTTACACCCACCTCTTCGAGAAGTACACACCGGAAGGCGGTGGCGATGGCAAGTACATGACGAACGTCCTCATCCCTAAGAAGGAGAAGAAGACCATCAAGGCCCTCGAGGACGCCATCGAGGCTGCCAAGAAGGCGGGCATCGTCAGCAAGTGGAGCGGCAAGGAGCCTAAGAAGCTCGACCTGCCACTGCGTGACGGTGACGAGAAGGACGACGACGTGTACGCCGACCACCTGTTCGTGAATGCCAAGTGCAACACCAAGCCGGGCGTGGTGGACAAGAACAAGCAGGCTATCACCGACGAGGAGGAGGTTTACAGCGGCATGTGGGCCTACGTGTCTGTCACCTTCTACGCCTACGACGTGAACGGCAACAAGGGCATCGCCTGCGGCCTTAACAACATCATGAAGTTCAAGGACGACGAGCGCCTGGGCGGACGTGTGTCTGCCGAGAGCGACTTCGATGGAGTTGGCGGCGATGACGACGAGGAGTTCGAATAAGGCATGAACCGATGTACTAACCAGCCCGGGGCACCGCCTCGGGCATTTTTAAGACCCCAAAATGAAAACATTAGCCATAGACATAGAAACCTACAGCAGCGTGGACCTTGCCGGGTGTGGTGTCTACAAGTACGCGGAGGCACCCGATTTCCGCATCCTGCTCTTCGCCTACGCCATAGATGGTGGCACGGTGGAGGTGGTCGACCTCGCCAGCGGTGAGGAACTGCCCACTGAGGTGCGGGAGGCACTGACCGAACCGTCGGTCACCAAGACCGCCTACAACGCCACGTTCGAGCGTGTGTGCATCGGCAGGTGGCTGGGGCTTACACTACCGCCTGAGCAATGGCGGTGCACCATGGTGGCTGCCGCCCGCATGGGACTTCCGCTCAGCCTCGCACAGTGCGGTGAGGCGCTCGGACTGGAGCAGGGCAAGATGAAGGAGGGCAAGGCGCTCATCAAGCGGTTCAGCCTGCCGAACAGGAAGGGCGAACGCAACCTGCCAACCGACTACCCCGACGAGTGGGAGACCTTCAAGGCCTACAACAAGCGCGATGTGGAGGTGGAGCAGGCGGTGCTGAAGGTGGTGGGCAAACTGCCACAGCCATGGTGGGAGCAACGGCTCTATGCCGCCGACCAGCGCATCAACGACCGGGGCGTGCTCATTGAGCGCCGTCTGGTGGAGAACGCTGACCGATTTGCGGAGGAGTACACGGCGGAACTGTTTGCCGAGGCGCAGAAGCTGACGGGTTTGGAGAACCCCAACAGCCCCGCACAGCTGAAGCAGTGGCTGGCCGATGCGGCCCACTGCCCTGTCGACAGCCTGAACAAGAAGGTGTTCGACGACATCGAGAAGCAGGTGGGCAGGTACAGCACCGCCTACAAGGTGCTACAGCTGCGCAAGGAGATGGGCAAGACCAGCGTGAAGAAGTACAGCGCCATGCTCGACTGCGTATGCGCTGACGGACGCATACACGGACTGCTGCAGTACTACGGAGCGGCACGCACTGGAAGATGGGCGGGACGTCTGGTGCAGGTGCAGAACCTGCCACAGAACCACCTCAGCGACCTCGACGATGCAAGGCGGCTGGTGCTAGCCGGAGACCTCGACGAGTTCTCGATGTGTTATGCCGGAGTTACCCAGGTGCTCAGCGAGCTGATCCGCACCGCCTTCGTGGCATCGCCCGGCAAGACCTTCCACGTGTGCGACTTCTCTGCCATCGAGGCGAGGGTCATCGCATGGCTGGCGGGCGAGGAGTGGGTGCTCGACGTGTTCCGCAAGAACGGGGACATCTACTGCGCCACAGCATCGCAGATGTTCGGGGTGCCTGTCGAGAAGCACGGGCAGAACTCCGAACTGAGGGCGAAGGGCAAGATCGCCACACTGGCGCTCGGCTACGGGGGCGGAGTTTCGGCACTGGCGGCTTTCGGCGCTGAGAAGATGGGCATGACCGACCAGGACATGCGCGACACCGTCCGCAAGTGGCGCAACGCCAACCCGCGCATCGTCCGCCTGTGGCAGAACATCGAACGGGCGGCCGTTCGCACCATCAGCACGGGAATGCCGACAGAAATCAACCGGGGCGTCCGCCTCTGGATGCTCGACAAGAACCTCTGCGTCACCCTGCCGAGCGGTCGCAACCTCTGCTACCCCGACGCACAGTACACCGACTTCACAAACGCGTACGGCGAGACCGCAGAGCGCATCACCTACTCGGGAACCAACCAGACCACGAAGAAGTGGGAGCGGCTGGAGACCTATGGTGGCAAGATGACCGAGAACCTGGTGCAGGCTATCGCCCGAGACATACTCGGGGTTGTTCTGCTCAGGGCGGAGCAGGCGGGGCTTGACGTGGTCTTCCATGTGCACGACGAGATTATCGTCGAGGCAGGCGAGGGACAGACCCTCGGGCAGGTGGAGGAACTGTTCAGCCGTCCGATAGCATGGGCGGAAGGCCTGCCGCTGAAAGGCGCGGGATACACAACGCCCTATTACCTAAAAGACTAACAGCATGGAAGATTATCTTAACCAAGAAACACCCTACCGCCCAATGGCCAAGCCTACCAAGGAGGCCGACCGCCGTGTAGTATACAACGGTTACCCGCTGTACCTGCCAGACGAGGAGACGCTGGAGCGGTTCAAGGAAGCCTACCCCGACACGCCGAACGCATGGCTGACGGAGCTGACACACAGGAGCACCGCCTACAACAGCAGGCTCGGCAACTACCTCGGGCTGAAGAAGAGCACCGAGTTCCTCGAACGGAGGCAGAGGCACGCGACCACCAAGGCGGGAATGAACCACACGAAGGGCAAGCCGCCGAAAGGGGTCTACCCTGAACATCTGAAGCCCTACGGCTACGACAATCCGAACGGCAACACGCCGCTCTCCGGCGAGGAGATCTCCGCACGGATGACCGAGCTCTGGCGGAAGGAGAAGCTAAGGGCCAAATACGGCCTGCAACGACAAACCAAATTAAACATAAAGCTATGAGCGCAGACAGAGACCAGGAATTCATGGACTACATCCACAACGACCCGACACCCTTCGAGGTGATGCACCGCCCAGTGTGGCGCGCGGCTGGCATGAAGGCGGCGATGGACTATGCCGCCGAGCGTCCGACTGAAAAGACGATACTGAAGGTTCTGCGACTCGCGGAACAGTACCGCAACCGCCTCGAACACCTCGGGGCGGAACCGCAATCACTGGAGACCACCGCAGGGTGGATACGTAACAACTGGGATGAGGAGGAACAACATGAAGATCAGAATCGCAACAGCAAGTAGCAGGCAGACGGTAAGGTGGGACAACAAGACCATCGAGTGGTCGGAGCTGGTGGACAAGTGCCGGAATACCGACCGCACCAGCGAGACAGTGGCGGAGTATGCCAAGATGAACAAGACCCTGAAGGCCAGCCGCAAGGACGTGGGCGGATTCGTGGGCGGCCCGCTGAGGGACGGGCGGCGCAAGAACGGGTGCGTCATCAGCCGCTCGGTGGTGACCCTCGACATCGACTTCGCCAACGGCGAGGAGTGGGACGACTGGACCACCGCGCACAACTACGCATCGTTCCTCTACTCCACCCACTCGCACACACCACAGAAGCCCCGCTTCCGACTGGTGGTGCTGCTCGACAGGGAAGTCACGCCCGAGGAGTACGAGCCTATCGCACGATGGGTGGCCGACCAGATAGGCATCGACAAGTTCGACCACACGACCTACGAGCTTCCGAGGCTGTTCTACTGGCCAAGCACCTGCCAGGACGGCGAGTACGTCTTCGAGGAACAGCAGGGCGGGCCGCTTCCGGCCGACTGGGTACTGCTGCAGTACGGCACAAAGGACGAATGGAAGGACGCCAGCTTCTGGAAGTACGGACGGAAAGAGGACAAGTCGATACACAGGGAAATGAAACGCGCGGGCGACCCGTTGGAGAAAAACGGCCAGATAGGCCTTTTCTGTCGCGCCTACGGCATTTGTGAGGCCATAGAGGTATTCTTGTCTGATGTGTATGAGAAAACGGACACAGAGGGCAGATTTACCTACAAGGAGGGGTCTGTGGCGGGCGGACTGGTCACCTACGAGGACAAGTTCGCCTACAGCCACCACGACACCGACCCAGCCAGCAGGCAGCTGTGCAACGCCTTCGACCTCGTGCGCATCCACAAGTTCGGCGACCTCGACGAGGACGACACCTACACGGACGTGACCAAGCGCCCGAGCTACAAGGCGATGGCGGAGTTCTGCGCACACGACAAGGGCGTGGCTGCCCTCTGCCTGAGGGAGCGGAGGGAGAAGGCTCTGGACGACTTCGCCGGTGTGGACGCCAAGGCGCCCGAACTGCTCGACGCGGAGGAGCTGGTCAAGAAGCTGGAGTCGGGCAAGAACGGCGTTGTGTCGTCGGTGAACAACATACTCGCCGTGCTGGGGCTTGACAAGCGTCTGGCGGGACATCTGTGGCACGACGACTTCTCGAGCTACGACTTCGCCGACGCCAACCTGCCGTGGAACCGTCTCGGGCTTACCTGGAGCGACAAGGACGACGCCTGCCTGCGTGTCTACCTGGACATGAACTACGGCATCCAGGGCAAGGAGAAGATCAGCGACTGCCTCGACAAGGTGTTCAGCCAGCACCGCCGCCACCCTGTAAGGGAGTACCTCGACAGCCTGAGGTGGGACGGTGTGGAGCGGCTCGACACCCTCATCGCCTCCTACATCGGGGCGGAGGATAATGAACTGAACCGCGCCATGACGCGCAAGATCTTCACAGCCGCCGTGCGGAGGATCTACGAGCCGGGGTGCAAGTTCGACTACTGCCTCATCCTCAGCGGTGGCGAGGGCATCGGCAAGTCGACGTTCCTGAAGATTATGGGCGGCGACTGGTTCAGCGACTCCATCATCACCACCGAGGGCAAGGAGGGCATGGAGAGCCTGCGCCAGGCATGGATCATCGAGCTGGCGGAGCTGGCCAGCATCAAGCGCAGCGACGTGGAGCAGGTCAAGAACTTCCTCAGCAAGCAGGAGGACATCTACCGGGCCGCCTACGGCAAGCGCACCAACCACTACCCCCGCCAGTGCGTCTTCTTCGGCACGACCAACGAGGTGTCGTTCCTTAAGGGCGACACGGGCAACCGCCGCTTCTGGGTCATTCCGGTGGATGCCGGACTGCGCAAGATTGAGGGCGACCTCTTCGAGCGGCTGAAGGCGGACCGCGACCAACTGTGGGCGGAGGCGGTGGTACGCTACCGACAGGGCGAGAAGCTCTACCTCGATGCCGAGCAGGAGGCGGAGGCGAGAGGCCGACAGTGCGACTACAACGTGGATGTGGACGACCCTGTTCCGGGACTGCTGGACGAGTACCTCGCTATGCGGCTGCCGGCTGACTGGTACACGTGGGACATCGCCCGACGCCGCGCCTTTATGCAGAACCCCGACCCACTGGCGGGTGAGAGCCTCGAACGCACGAAGTTCTACGCTGGCGAGTTCGTTTACGAGCGGCTGGGCATCAACCTCAAAGACAAGGAATACGCCTACGAGATGAAGAAGGTCAACAAGCTCATGCGAGCTAAGGAGGGGTGGAAATACACCACCCTGCGCGTAACTGGGTATGGGCAGCAGAAGATGTGGCAGAGAGATGGGAATATTGCATAAAGTACCACATAAAGTACCACATAAAGTACCACATAAAGTACCACAGAAACAACTGATAATAAGGCCATTAAATTATTTCGGTACTTTGGTACTTAATTCTATTAGCAGAGATATAAATGAAAATAGCGCCTATACGCACACGTGCGGATGCGCACACGCGCGTATAGGGGCTACTATAGAAAAAGATAAACCCAAAGTACCGGCAAAAAGTACCGGCAAAAAGTACCAGCAAAAAGTCACAACCATGGAAACAAGCGAAAAGACAATAGAGCGCTACCTGTGCGACAAGATGGCGAGCATAGGCGGCATAGCGCTGAAGTATACCAGCGACCTGCGGACGGGATACCCCGACCGGCTGTGCCTGCTACCCGACGGGCGGGTATTCTGGGTAGAGCTGAAGAGCAAGGGCAAACACCCGAGGGCCATCCAGTCGATACGCATCAGCGAACTCCGGGAAATGGGCCAGCGCGTGTACGTGGCCGACAGCAAGGAAATGGTGGACCTCATCGTCAGGAAGGAGGTCGGCTGTGAGGTTTGAACCGCACCCCTACCAGACGGACGCCATCCGGTGGGTGTTGGGCCACCCACGGTGTGCCCTGTTCCTCGATATGGGACTCGGCAAGACGGTGAGCACACTCACGGCCCTCTGCCAGCTGATGGACGAGGGTGAGCTGGCCACCACACTGGTGGTAGCACCCAAGAAGGTGGCGGAGAGCACCTGGAGTGCCGAGTGCGCCAAATGGGACCACCTCCGGCACCTGAGGGTGAGCAAGGTGATGGGCACTGCCAAACAGCGGGCCGAGGCACTGGCGGCCGATGCAGACATCTACGTGGTAGGCCGTGACAGCCTCGTGTGGATGGAGACCCACCTGAAGAGGCGCTTTCCCTTCGACGCGCTGGTGCTGGACGAGCTGACGAGCTTCAAGAATCCGCAGGCGCAACGCTTCAAGGTGGTGAAGCGGTGGACCGCACAGGCCGACCGGGTGGTGGGTCTGACCGGAACGCCAACACCGAACAGCCTGCTGGACCTCTGGGCGCAGATGTACTGCATAGACCAGGGCGAGCGCCTCGGCAAGTTCGTCACCAAGTTCCGCACCCAGTACTTCAACAGCGTCCCCATCGGACACGTGGCCACGAAGTACGTCGTCCGCAACGGGTGCGACCGCCAGATACTGAACCGCATAGCCGACATCTGCATGACCATGCAGGCGAAGGACTACCTGCAACTGCCGGCGCTGACCGAGATCACCGAGCGCATCGAGCTGTCCGCACCGCTGATGCGCCAGTACAAGCAGTTCGAGCGGGAGCAGGTGCTTCAGTTCGGCACCGACCCCGAGGTGGTGACCGCCACCAACGCCGCCGCACTGATGAGCAAGCTGAGCCAGTTCGCCAGCGGTTCGGTCTACGACGAGGACCACAACGTGCACACCGTGCACAGCGAGAAGCTCGACCGCCTGTGCGAGATCGTGGAGGAGGCGCACAGCCCCGTCCTGGTCTTCTACCAGTTCCGCCACGAGGTCTACAGCATAACCGCCAAGCTGAATGGGCTGAGGGTCCGCGCCTACGAGGGCGAGGCGGACCTCGCCGACTGGAACGCCGGCCACATCGACGTACTGCTGGCGCATCCGGCATCGACCGCCTACGGGCTGAACATGCAGCAGGGCGGGCACTACATCGTCTGGTACGGAACAGGGTGGAACCTCGAGCAGTACCAGCAGGCGAACGCCCGACTGCACCGCCAGGGGCAGACACACCCCGTGACCGTCTACCGCCTTGTGTGTGCCGGCACTGTTGACGAGATGGCCAACGCCGCCATCGAGCGAAAGAGCGGCGCGCAACAGGGCGTTATCGACGCCTTGAAGACATTAATCAAACAGTATTGTTAATTGACAAATAGCGACAAAAATGGGAAAACAAAAGACCACTACCGCAGACATCGACCATTCGGTCATGTGCTGCAACCGCGACTGCTTCAAGTCGCACTGCGCCCGCAACTGGCGCAACCACAACAACACCGAAGCCGTGAACCTGAACCCCTACGGCGAGTTCAAGTGCCCCGGCTATCTGCCGAAGTTCAGGGCGAAAACGACAAATTTGGGAAAGGAGGGGAAGGTATGAAGATTGAGACGAAATTTAAAGTTGGAGATTTAGTGTATTTTCTCAGAAATGAGAAAATATATAAGGGCTTTATAAATCAAACTTTCATCAATGTTAGGTCTACTGATATTTTGGAAAAGTGTGAGGTTGAATACTTAGACAGGGATAATGAAAAAATAATAGAAGATATTGACGCAGATAGTCTTTTTGAAAACGTAAAAGACCTAGTTGATTATTTGATGTTAGATTTTGAATTACGAGAGAAAGAAAATGAATAAAACAAGACTAGGAGGAGAAGGTATGAGCAAGAACAAGAAGAAAGCCAGAGAACTGGCGGCCCGACTGGTGGGCGAAGACCAGAACCTGCAACCGCTGGTTGACCTACTCGTAGAGATGGCCGAGTGGAAGGAGTCAGAACTAAAGGGCAGGCGCCCGCAACCTAACGCTGGAGGGAAGACAACCATCGACCTCATCCAAGAGTTCATGACCTCGCTGAACCTCCAACCGGGCGACACGGACGACATCAAGGACTCGGCCGCCCTCGTCATTACCGCAAGGCCTACCGACATCCCTAAGGAGAGGGAAGTGAAAGCCTACGGCATGGGCGACCACAAAACTCTGCGGGAAGCCCTTGCGGCAGCGTCAGGATCTGACCGGAGGGTGTTCGGCCTGTTCTGCGAGGTGGTGGGCGAGAATGTGCAGAAGCTCATCAAGGACAAGATGTTCGTGAACGGAATTTTGAACGATTTGGACAAGATGCCATGATGAGGAACGGGATAATGCTGGGCGGCCGCTTTTACGAGCTGGCGGAGACAACAGACGTCAACGAGTGCCGCGGGTGCGCCTTCTGCGAGCGGTGCAACGTGTCGGAAACGACCAGAGAACTGCCATGCTACCTAATGCAGAGGCTGAACCCGAGCCTTACGGCCATCCGCCACCACTTCGAGGAGGTGTTTGAGATTACGGCAAAAAGGGCTGACGAGTTGTGACAAATACCGTCAAAGGCATTTTTGCCCCGAAATAGAGAAACCGCAATCTGCTAAATAACATCGGATTGCGGTTTTCTTTCTTTTCCATTATCGGTTTTTGGCCTAAAAATGCTGTAAAGCATGCCCGAAAATTGCGTTTTTTGGCCCGAAAAGGGTAAATTTCCACAAAAAAAGGAGGGGTTATGCGCTATTTATCAACCGTATTTTTGCTTTTTGCCGCTGTTTTTTCGGCGAATGCGGAATTCACAACCTGCCATTGTGACTGTCACCGTGGCGGGTTGTTCGATGGCTACTGCAATTGGTGCGCGGACTACCACCGTAAAGACGAATGCCACTGTGACTGTCACTCAAATAGAGCAGTCACCTACTGCGCAGACTGCCGGCAATGGCACGAGATGGTGGAGCGGGTAGGGCTGGAAGAAGCTCATGAGGACGCTAAATGCACGCGCCGATTCGAACGGTCCGTACGCCCCCAGCAGAAGAAAACGACACATCGACAGCCTCAACGTAGTAGCTGCCGCTCCGCAGTTCGTCAGCGGCATCGGTGAGCTCTACAACATAGCCGGCATCGCAGAACGGCACTAACCATCCGCAGAACGAGCCCTCATACCCGGTATATACTTGGCTTTTGTACAGGTTGTCCGCTATGGTTTGGAGGCTTGCTTTGTCTTT